TTGCTTATTCTAGATTCTGCTGCTGGTGGTGGTTCTAGTCCAACATTAGACGTAAAGTTAACTGAGTCTGACGCTAGTGGTGGTACTTACACAGACCTCTCAGGAGCTACTTTTACACAAGTCACTGGTTCTGCATCAATGCAGACACTTGTAATTAACAAAGATACTTCTAAGCGTTATATCAAGATTGTACAAACAATCGGTGGTTCATCACCAACATTTACTTTCAGCATCAACTTAGTTGGTGTTAAAAAGTATAGTTAAATATATTTAGCCCTCGTTTGAGGGCTTTTTTTTTCTTATGACATTTACTGAGGACATAGACACTTTTTTTGGTGATTTTTCTGATAATGTCGTTTATCAAGGTGTCATTTATAAAGGGATATTAGAACAGCCAGATGAAGTAATTGCTGATGGTGTTGTTTTGACTACTGATTATGAATTAACTGTAAAAAATAGTGATCTAGGTTCTTTAGCTTTTGATACAGAAATAGATGTAAGTGATATTACATACAAAGTAAGAAATATAAGAAAGATAGATGATGGTACATTATGTAAAATTTCATTAACTAAGAAGTGATATGGCAACAAAAAGAGAGCGAATATTAGCAGCAATAAAAACAAGTCTTGCTAATACTGTTGGGGTAGGTACTAGAATCTACAGGTCTAGAGCAGAGGCTTTAACAAGATCAGAAACGCCAGCACTTATAATCGAGCCTATTAGTGATACTCCAGAAGATACACAAGCATTTAACAATAAAGTTAATTGGGAATTTAAAATAAGAGTATCTGTTGTCGTAAGAGGTGCTATACCAGATCAAGTTGCAGATCCTACTATAGAAAGTTTACATACTAAAGTTTTGACTGATCCATCAGTTGGTGGATTAGCTCTTGACGTTAGACCATCTACAACTAGTTTTGAAATATTAGAAGCAGATCAACCGGCAGGGGTTATAGGTTGCGAGTTTGATATTTCATATCGAACTTCATATAACAGTTTGACTACATAATTCTTTTGTAAGATGAACCCTAACAACCCTGACCCATTATTATGAGTAATGAACACCAAGGCGAGGGTGGAACTTTCCTTCTTGATCCAGAGACAGGAGAGCTTACACTTATCCAACAAACAAATCCACCTGAGACATCAATTGAGGTAAAAACTGATGGCATTGCTGACAAGAAAAAGAGTAATCCTAATCGAGGCCGAAAGCAGTTACGGAAATGATCCAACTATAGTTGCTGCTGACGCTGTTCTCGTAAGAGATCTTTCAATAACACCACAATCAAGTGATGTTGTAAGCAGAGAACTTATAAGGCCATATTTAGGAGCATCAGAGCAGCTTCTAGCAAATACAAGAGTCGAATGTACATTTGCGGTAGAACTATGCGGATCGGGAACAGCCGGTACAGCGCCGAGGTATGGAGATGCCCTTAAGGCATGTGGGATGTCGGAAACGATTGTGGCAAATACACGAGTCACCTACGCACCAGTGTCAAGTTCTTTTTCTAGCGTTACTATTCACTACAACATAGATGGCGTAAGACATAAAGTGACCGGGGCAAGAGGAACTGTGGAGTTGTCAGCGGAGGTAGGTCAAATCCCAGTTCTGAATTTTACTATGCAGGGCATATATGTAGCTCCTGATGATAGTGCGCTACCAACAGTTTCATATGGCGCACAGGATGAGCCTCTTATCTTTAAGAATGGTAATACAAGCAGTTTTCAGTTATTGTCATACGCTGGTGCATTGCAATCTGTAACTTTTGACCTTGGTAATGAGTTAATTTATCAAGAGCTTGTTGGAGGCACAAAACAAGTCCTTCTTGTAGATAGACAGGCTTCTGGTTCTGTAACTATTGAAGCGCCAACTATTGCACAAAAAGATTTCTTTGCTGCTGCTCTTTTAGATACATCATTAGGTAATTTACAGTTTACACACGGAACTGCTGCTGGAAATATTGTTCAATTTACATCAAGCAAAGTTGATATAGGTGATGTTAATTATGGTGACATTGATGGTATTGCAAGTTTAGAAATTCCATACACATTAGTACCAAGTACATCTGGTAACGATGAGTTCTCGATTATTTACACTTAACGAATGTTGACTTTGCCGCTAGAGTGTAGAAGTATATTTATTTCTACACTTTATGGCTTTTGTAAGAAAAAAGAACAAAACATTTAAATGGCCTGTTGTTGTTCGTGAACCAAGCGCTACTGATGCTGGAGTTTTTGATGAGAGTGAGTTTATTGCTGTTTTTAAAAGATTAAAAGTAAGTGAGTATCAAAAAGCAGCAGATGAAAAAACAGAATTTGAAATGTTAAAAATGATGCTTGTAGGATGGGAGCAGATGAAAGAAGAAGATGGCGAGGATATACCTTTTAATAACCAAAATCTTAAAGACATGATGGAGGATTCTGATTGGTTGAAAGCAGTTTCAAATGCTTATACAGCATCTCTTATTGATGAAAAAGTAAAAAACTAAAAGAGGCAGTTCTTTATTGGTTAGATTCTGGAAAGGAGGTAATTGATCAGACACAGGATGACGCAAAAGTATTTGGATTAGAACTGCCGCAAGAAAAGAAAAAAGAAGATGATTTTGAAGTATTAGAAGATAACTGGGATGCATTGATGATTTTCTGTAATATGCAGACACAATGGAATACTTCTTTTGGTGGTTTAGTAGGATTAAAATATGAGATACTTCTTATGCAAGGAGGTCTGTTTGACCTTTACAATATTACAGAAAGGTCTAAAATCTTAGAAGAGATCCAAATTATGGAAGCTATTGCCTTGAAAGAATTAAATAAGGAAAGTAAATAATATGGCTGAGTCAGTAACAGTTGTTGGTATAAAATTTCAAGCCGGAGGTGATGCACAGGTTGCCAAAGCTTTTAAAAGATTAGGTAGAGAAGCTGGTGTATTAAAAAAGAATTTCGGAAGTTTAAGTGATAAACAATTACAAAAAGTAAAAACACAATTATTAGCTGTTAATAAAGCAACTGGAAATAGTATCAACAGTATGCAAGCGCAGAAAACTGCTTTGCAAGGTTTGCGTAACATGGCAGACGTTACTGGAAGAGAATTTAAAGAACTTACAAGAGATATATCATTATTAGATCAAAAGATGAAGCAAGCCTCTGGTGGGGGTGGCGCTGGTGGATTAAAGGGTAGGTTAAAAGGTCTTGCAAAAGGTGCTGGTGCTATAGCTGCCGGTGGTATCTTTGGAGGCCCAGAAGGTGCTATTGGTGGTGCTATTGGTTTAAAAGTTGGCGGCCCTGCTGGTGCTGCCGTTGGTGCTGCGATTGGCGCACAAGTTGGGATGGTTCGGCAAAGTATTGGTGCAATCGCTGATTATGATGCAGCTTTAGAATTACAACGAAAAGCTTTAAAATTAGTTATTGGAGATACAAATGAATATAAAAAATCTCAAGAATTTCTTGCAGATACAAGTCAAAGATTAGCAATACCACAAGATGTAATTGTAAGGCAATTTACATCTTTAACTGCCTCTGTAAAAGGTGCTGGTAAAGAAACTGCGGACGCTGAAAAAGTATTCAAAGCTATTGCCGCTGGTATTAGAGGTACTGGAGGAAGCTTAGAAGACATGAAAGCTGCTATGAGAGCGACTAGCCAGGTGTTCTCAAAAGGCAAAGTAAGCGCCGAAGAATTGAGACAACAATTGGGGGAGAGACTCCCAGGTGCGTTTACTTTATTTGCGGATTCAATGGATAAAACGCCAGCAGAATTAGATAAGGCATTAGAGCAAGGTAAGGTCACTCTTGATGACTTCATGAAGTTTGCTGAAAAACTATTTTCAACT